GGAAGCCGCTGCCTCAAATGCAGCTGCAACCGAAGCCGCAGGAACAGTAGCAGGTGAAGGAGCAACTACTGCAGGAACTACTGCCGCTGGTGACGCTGCCACTAATGCGACTGTTCAACAGGCTCTGCAATCTGCTGGTACTGGTGCCCTAAAGAGCGCGGCTATGAATAGCCTAGGTCAATTAGTAGGGACGGGTTCTATTGACCCAAATAAAGCTCTGAATGCAGGCTTGACTGGTGCGGTAGGCGGAGGCTTAGGCGGTGCATTGGGAGCTAACGGTGTTAATCCACTTGTAGCTAATGCTTTAGCGGGAACTGGCGCTGGCGCTGCGGGTGCTTCTTTGAACGGCACTGACGTAGGTCGTGGTGCTTTGATTGGCGGCGCGGGTGGCGCGGCTACTGGCGCGAGCCAAATGATTGGTCAAGCAGCTGGGTTAGATCCAACCCTGCAAGGTGCTTTGACTGGCGCAGTTAAAGGCGCAACCCTAGCTGGAATTAACAACGGTAGCATCGGCACAGGTGCTTTGACTGGCGGTATTGTAGGTGGCGCGTCTTCAATCGGTAATCAGATTGGAACTGCGGCTCAAAATGCTGCTACTGGCGACACTGGAACTAGCAGCCTGCTCGGTCAAGTATTAGGCGGCGTAACAGGATACGAGGCTAAAGCAGCCTTGACTCCTACTGCTAGTGCTCCTACGACTCAAGTCGGCGGAACTTTACGTTCAACTTCAACTGGTATTCCTACAGCAGCTTTACAGTCTCAAAATCAAGCTAACATTCAAAATGAAGCTGGTATCAATTCAGGTATTGCTGGCACTACTTCTAGCGGATTGTCTAACCTTGAATTAGCTGGTTCTCAAGCGGGTATTCCGACTGGTTCAAGCGTTACATTCAACACTGGTACAGCGAGCAACGCTGCTCCTAGCTCTGGTTTGAATGCGAATGGTTTACCTGCGGCTTTGACTCCTGGTGTTTTAACTTCTAATCCCCTCGCTAGCGCGGCTCAATCTTCTAACCCTCAGTTAGAACAATTACTGCAGTTACATCCGCAACTTGGCTCTGTTGATCCACGTATTTTAACTTCTTTGATGAGCAATATTCCTCAAGGTTATAAACGCGGCGGAGTAGTAGGTTACGCTAACGGTGGTCATGCTGAACACGTGCCTGAGTTTATTACTGGTAAGACAGGTCATCACGTCAAAGGACGCGGTACTGGTCAATCAGATGAGATTCCAGCGATGCTCGCTAATGATGAATACGTATTTGATGCTGATACTGTAGCGGCACTCGGTGATGGATCCAGCGAGGCAGGTGCAAAGTTCTTAGACCATTTCCGTCAATCAGTACGTGCACATAAACGCGCAGCACCTGTTGATAAAATTCCACCAAAGGCTTCTCCGTTACAGTATGTAAAAGAAGCTATGAAGAAAGCAAAGAGAGCATAATATGGGCGCATTAGCTACAGCAGTACCAAACACTACTGGTATAACTACTCCTCAAATTCAAAATTACGCGACTCCCCCTAACCTCGGCGTAACTCCTGGAGCTGCGGCGGGTACTGGCTCTTTGACCCAAGGCACAGCGTTGCCCAATATCACTACGAGTCAAGAGCAAGCCACTGCTACTCCTCAATTTTATACTGATTACTTAAATCAGTTAGCTAGTAGCGGTGCTAGTGCGGCTCAAGGCGCGAAGTATGTTGGCGCGATGCCTTTGCAGGAGCAAGCATTTCAAACCGTTGGGCAGAATGTTGGTAATTACCAACCTGCTTTGACTAATGCTACTAACCTCGCATCTAGCGTAGGCGGAACTAGCTTAGCTGATGCGATTGGTAATTACGGTCAAGCGAATATTGCGGCTAATCTCGCTCCTCAAGCCACTGCTGGATTAGTTGGCTCAGGTCAATTCGGTTCGTCTCGAGGTGCTTCTGCCCTCGGTCAAGTGTTGTCTAATGCTGACCTAGGTATCCTAGCGCAACAACAAACAGCGTTGCAACAGGATCAAGCAAATAAGATTGCCGCTGCTAACAGTTTAGGTCAATTAGCGACCACTACCCAGAATCTTGGACTCGGTGACGTTAATGCCCTTTCCACGCTCGGTGCGCAACAGCAGACTATTGCTCAGAATCAGCAACTATTCCCGATGGCACAACTTACAGCGGAATCAAACCTGCTCAAAGGTGCTACAATTCCAACTTCTACCAGCTCAAGCTACACTGGTCCAATTCCTGGAGCCTACAATACTTCTCCACTTGCTCAGATCGCTGGTGTTGGTTCAGCACTCGCTGGTACTGGACTCGGTCAAACATTGTTTGGTTCACCTGCATCGACTAATGGGCAGACACCTGCTACTTCTGGGCTTGTTGGTAGCGCAGTTTCTGGTTTAGGTAATGCTGCTCAATCAATATTTGGAAATCTAGGAACTCAAACTACTCCTACTACTAACCCGACGGGCGTACCTGAAGGAGCAGCGTACAACGGTAATGGAACTTACACTTACACTGATCCGAGTTCTGGAACACAAATTACTTACAATTCGTCTGGTCAAATTGTTGCAAATGATCCTGGACAAGCGGCAGTTAACACGTATGATCCGTTTGCTTCAACAACTTCTGTTCCTGTTGACAGCAGCGGTGTACCGATTGATTACATGAACTATACTTCAGGATCTTAAAGGATAAATTATGGCAACTATAGGCGCATTACCCGCAGCTCCAGCTGGAATCGGTACAGACCCAGAAGCTCAACAGGCTTACGTTGATGCTCTGAGTAAAGTCGCAGACTCTCTTGAAAATAGAGGTGGTACAAACTGGTTTAACGTAGCTCAAGGTTTTTTAGCCCCTACTCGCGGCGGTTCTTTTGCTGAGTCTGCAGGTAATGCAGCGGGAGCAATCGGTAAAGACATTGAGCGTGAAAAAGAGTTAGCACCTAGCCTAGCTATGATGCGTGCTCAAATTGCTGGTCAAAAATACACCATGCAGAATGACGCAAAAGCTCTAGCACTCATGGGTCAAACCCTCGGAGTAGAACCTACTCAAGTACCTAATGCTTTGAGTTCAGGTAATATTAATGCTGATCAATCTGCTAAGTTACAGTCTATCTATCCACTTGTAGCTTCATTGTCCCCCGCTCGCGGTGAGATTCTAAAAAACATGATCGGCTTCAGTAATGAGGCAGTTAAGGCAGGTGCTGAGAAGTCTAATGCTGACGTGGCAGCGGCTCGTCTTGAGGCTGAATTCCCAGGAATGCTCAATAAGCCTGCGGCTCAACCAGCTGCTCCTCAAGGGTTTGGACTCAATTACCCTGTTGAAAAAGCTACAATCTCTAGCCCATTCGGTGAGCGTAAGAGTCCATTTGACAGCAGCAAGACTGAAATGCACGGCGGTATTGACTTTGCCGCGCCTTTGAATTCACCTGTGCAAACCGTATTGCCAGGAAAAGTAGCCTCAATCGAGAAGTCTCCTGATGGGTTCGGTAACAGGGTTATTGTTGAACATCCTAACGGAACAACTTCATATTACGCTCACTTGAACGACGTGAATGTTAAGCAGGGTGATGAACTCACTCAAGGTCAGGCTCTGGGTACTGTTGGCTCGACTGGTAAGTCAACTGGTCCTCATGTTGAGTTCGGTATTCTTGATAAGAACGGTAAGCCTATTGATCCTTCATTGTTATTCCAGAAAGGTCAAGCACCTCAAAATGCTCAAAAGCCTGCCGCTGGTTCAGAGCCTTCAGGAATGGGCGTGGCAGGTCAGCAGGCAGTGCTCAAGGAGCAAGCTATCGCGGGTAATAAGCAGTATAACACGATGCGTGATGCTTTGACTGGTGAAATGCCTGATGCATTTGTTACTTCTAATGCTCAATTAGACCGCTTGCATAACATCGCGACTCGTAAAGACGCTAATCAAATCTTCGGCGTGCTTCAAGCTGGGGATGAGGATTCATTCGTCAAGAAGCTCGCAAAGATCGGCATGTCCGCTGGTGATGAGGGTGTTACTATTGGTGACATTGGTCATCTGAAAACCAACTTTGATTCATTGGTGCGTAACTCTACTTTGAATACGGAGCAGAAAGCGGCAGCTAGTGAGGCAGCAAACATCCTCGCTAACCAAGTGATTATGAACCTCAAGACTAGTCGTCAGACAGCATTCGGTGCTCGTTTGACGAACTATGAAGACATGCAAATGCAGGCTATTAACTCTAACATGGGTAATATTCCGCAGTTCATTGACAAGTGGGCAGCTCAACGTAAATTAGAGAACTCTAAGAACCTCGCTATTCGTGATGCATATTCTGAATGGGTAAATGAAAAAGGTGAGAATTATGCTAATACTCACTTGAATGAGTTCTTTAATTCAAAAGATTCTCCATTCCGCAAAGTACCTGAGAAGTATGCTCAGTATTACAGCTATTTGAGCAATAACTACAAATACAAACCGCAACAGTAAGGATTAATAATGGCAGATCCTATAGCAGAACAATTTCAAAAGGACCATCCTGATCTATTTTCAAACACTCAGGAAGGCGCTACTGCGCCGTCTCAGACTCAAACTCAAGACCCTGTAGCGGCTCAGTTTCAAAAGGATCATCCTGAACTGTTTGGCTTGACTCAAGGGGAGGCAGGCTCTGCTCCTCAAGGTTCAGTTACTGTTACGGCTGCTCCTTCTACTTTTGACGTAGGTGATGTTGGTGCTGCAATTGCTGGTGGCGTAGCTGGTAAAGTATTTAACCAGCCTATGGCTGAAGAAGTTATTAAGCCGCCCGTAACCGATGCCGCATTGAACACTGCTAAGGTAAATGCCGACGTAGCAAAGAATGCTTTTGAACGCGCGGCTCAAGCCCATGCTGAAAACATTCTAAATACTCATCAACAGCATCAAGCTGCGCATACTGTATTCAAAGATGCTGAGGCTGAACTCAAAGCTGCGCAAAAAGAAGCTGCTAAGCACGGAATATACACTCCATCTACTCAGAAAACGGAACTAGGGAAGTTAATTCCAATGGAAGAGGGCTTACCCCCAGCGCAAGGTAAAAATGTCTTAGAACCCCTCGGAGGAGAAGCCACAAAGAATTATGGTAAGTCATACGGCTTAACTGATTTTGACGCTGCTCGTGCAATTGACACCACCAAGAATGAGGAAGGTGTCTGGGACATTATGAAGCAGGTTAAAGAGGCTGAACGGAAAATTGGTCCAGGATATGCCATGGTACCTGAGCGCTCTAATTTGCTCCTACCTACAATGCCTAGCTCAGCGAGGGGAGCAGAGAAAGTAGACACTAGCGTAGCAGACGCTGCTCGTGCTCGCTTAGCAGAGGCTACTGCGGCTCACAATCAAGCGAAGGCAGAGTTCCTTTCGTTAGAAGACCAATTAGCGAAGTTAAAAGGCACAACTCCAGCTGACGTAGTCAGAAATAAAGAAATGGCGGCTCGCTTAGCAGATAAAGCTCGTTTACTTCAAGAGTCTGCCGCGTTACCTGAACTCACTAACATCGGTAAAGTATGGAACGGTGCAAAATGGGTAGGCGGTAAGGCTGCTGGTCCTTTGACTGCTGGCTTCGGCGGATATGATTTATACGAGGCTGCAAAAGATCTCAATGCAGGTAGAACAGCTGCTGGAATCGCTCATACCGTAGGCGGCTTAGGCGGTCTGGCTAGCCTTACGCCTTACCCACCTGCAAAGGTTATCGGTACTGGACTAGCCATTGGTGCACCGTTAGTCTATGAGGCGGGTAAAGCTAAAGGCTATTGGCAATAATTACCTGATGCGTGCTACTTTAGCTTTACGTAAGACTTGTTCGTAATGCTCTTTTGCCGCATCATCTAAGCTACGTAACGGCAGGTTCTGATAATATTTCCATTTATCGCGATATTCCTGAAGTTCTGAAGGTGGAATCCAGCCGTTCATCCGCCAGCGAATAGTTATATCAGTTCCTGCAGCAGTCCAAATATGCTCATTCATCTTCACTCTCCTTTTCTGGGTCAAACTGTTCGCGCCAATCTTCTAGAATTTGCAGTAGATGCTTCCTGAAGTTTTGACGCATTACAAATTCCCCAGGTTGGTACATATTGATGAAGCGTTGTAGCGGATCGGTCACTCCTTGCAGCTGACCGTTTGGCTCAGGTAATATGTCCGTTGGGTCTTTTGGAGTTGGTCTCATTATGCCGTAGATCTGCTCAGTCATAGGAGCGTCCTTACCTTGCAGTGTTAAGTCTTCAATCTCTTTACGGATCTCAGCTTCAGTCTGCTTAGGCTTTTCCGCCTTGACAACCTCTACTACTTCCTCTTTAGGTTTTTCAACCTTTGGCGCTTCTACTTTTGCTGCTGGTTGCTTTTTAGTTGCCATTTCTATACTCCCATTTTCTATAAGTTGAATGTTTATGTTCCCACCACCTGCAAGGTTTATATCTACCGAACGAGATAGTGTTCCTCAAAAAATTAAACCGCGCTAAAACCTCGTGCCTAGACTGCCTGCGTCGAGTTTCGATTGGGCTTTTATTCCTGCGAGGGATTAATTGCCGAGTTAGCATCTAGCCTCTCCTTTATCATTCTATCAGTTAGTTTATCAAGAAATTCCCTAGCTTCTTGTATCGCTTGAAGACTAGGTCCATTCGTGAAAATAATTTCAACTGCATCTCCCATCCATTTGATTTTGAACTTATCTTCCATTCCTAGTCCTAAGCAAATAAAGAGCTAGTAGCGCGGCTTCAGCCCTGCCATCGTCTTTTTTACGCTTAAACAATTCAGACTTTGATGGCCAGAGTCGCATTGCCATTTCCCGAGCACCGTCTTTTGATGCGTTTGCACCCATAGCCTTTTTCCACACTTGCGGTGTGACGAGGGTATAGGGGATATCAAGACCCGCCAATGTACCTTCTAAAATACCGAGTGCACGACCGAATGAGAACATGCTCGTTACGCCTTGTCCTGGCATAGCGTTTACCTGCTCAATCATACCTTCTACTGATTGAGTTTTGAATAGGCGTAGTTCAGCACAAATTGCCTGCGGGTTTACGCGCTGTTTTGTTGACTTGCCTGATACATACTCAAGAGTTGGCATATCAAATACGTCAACAATAGAGCCACCTTTGTCAAGCACCGCTAACGCGCCGTATGTTCCTGGATCAATACCTAAATAAAAATCTGCCATATTATTCACCAAACTCCATTTCCTTAATCGCCTTCATCTGCTCCCTAGTCAAACTGAACCAAGGCTTCTTTCCACCTGCTTTGAATGCGTCGTCCCAGATCTCTTTTGCTAACGCCTTCAAGACATCTACGTTATTGAACTGTTCCCAATATTCTTCAAATCCGTTGTCTTCATTTTCTTTCATCTCTGCTCCTTAAGAAGTGATAAAACATTTCAACCACGGCGATAAATTCGCTAGGGGTTTGAAACTTTGCTTCTGCTATCTTTTCACAATAATTAAATGCGTAGTCAATCGCTACTGATTTTAAGTTGTTTTCTTCTATGAACGCCATCATCTGCCTTTCTGAGAATAATCATCACAACCTTCCAGCTGCAACTCCATAGGTAAATTAAAATCATTACGGTCGCACCACCATTTGCCGTTTTCTACAGGTCTTGAATACTCGCATGTACGGCAATTTTTGAGTGGCGGCTTTTTGTCAAAGCATACTTCTTTAAAGTCGCACCATCGGCAGGGATAGGTCTCATCGCTTTCACCAATCTGCGCGGGACGCATCTCTGAATTGACGAGTAGATCAATACGCTTGAGTATGTCATTTTGAGTGTGCGCATCGGGCTTGATACGCCGAACGTAGAGAGCCTCATTGTCTTTTCCGAGGGCAAGATATAGTCCTCGTTCAATGCCACTGAAAAGCATTCCCGCTTGAACTTGATAATAATGCATCGGCTTAGAAATGACAACACCTTTCTTTTCTAACTCATCAAAAGACTTTTTGTTGTGCGTTTTTGCCTCAAGCACGTGCGGTGTATTTTCAGCTGATGGTACTCCCTTTATCACTCCGTCTAGCTTGACTACAAAATGCCCAGTCTTGTCAGTAAAAGTGAACTGCTCGCCGTTTGAGTCCTTCTCATAAACCGTATAGCCTGCTGCTTTAAGATCTGAAACGATTCGGTCTTCCTGCAGGTGACCAGTCTCAAATAGGCGTAACATGCGACCGTCAAACTCAACGCGGTCATAACCCCGCCAATCCATCCAAATCTTCCTTAGGCATTCGTCTCCGATGCTGGATGCACCAATCCTAGACAATCGCATTGGTTCATTCCTGCGTGCCTTGATGGCGCTGTAAATACGTCCAATCATTTCATCCTCTTGAGCGGGAATCATGATTGGTGCTGGTTTCTTTGTTGCCATGTATTTCCTTTATTGCGTTATTAATGGGGCTACCTGTGCAAACGGGGGTAGCCGCTCCGTGTTCTTTCGATTAACTTGCACTGATCTGAACAACCTTTAATCCCAAGGATTCTTCTTTTTACCTTCCTTGGCTTCTGCTTTAGGCTTTGCCTTGTCTAAATCATCATCTTCCATGTCAAGCAATGAAGGCTGCTTAGCTTTTGGTTTTGCCGCTGGAGCGGAATCCTTACCTACGTAGCCTACAATACGGTTACGGTCAGAGTAACCATTTGTGCCTTTTTCAATATCAAGAACAGCAGTGAAGCTACGCTCCAATAATTCATCAACTGAGGTAGCATTAGGCTTACCGCATGCGCGTGCCCATGCTGAAACCTGTTCACGTCCGATGCGTTGTGCTTTTTCTGAATCATTGTGAATGTTAAAGTTGTTCCAGACCTTACGACCTGTCGCTTTACCTGATACTACTTCAAAGGTAGCGGCAATCATAATACCACCCTTTTGAGTTGTTTTCTCTTCAGCGTCTGTGCACTTGAGTTCATACTCACCTTTGGGTAATGGTTCGTAGCTACGTTCTTCTGATTCATACTCATTTAAATCAAATCCAAATTTAGACATTGTATTGCTCCTTTAGGTTATTAAGATATTACAGGGATATTTTTAGAGATTTCCTCAATCGTCATTTCAAACGAATCAGGACATGCGTAACGGTTCTTTGCGATGTACGCTGGGTTCTCAACTACGTGGAGTAGTCTTTCACCAGTCGTAATACCACGGTTTACCGTATTGTTGAAGCCTACGTCAGACTTCTTGACAATTACTTTAAAGCCAGCGTATGCAATTACGTCGCACCATTCTTGTAACAACGCATTGCAACGGTTAGGTAGCTTTGGAGTAAAGCGATCATAAGGCTCAGTTAGCGGATTCTCATAACGAACGACCGCCGCGTGCGCGAGTAATACAATGTTCATATTACGCTTACGACGTAGCGCATCAAGACCTTGAAGAATCTCACGGAATGATTCAGCAATATACACCTGACCCTTACCATAACCGAGGTCTTTTGCATCGTATGAAGACTCAATGTCTTTTGTAATTAGCGGTTCAACTAGCCAATCCACAGAGTCAATCACGAGTGTTTTGAACTTGTGATCTTCTTTGAGCAAAGTCTTGATTGCGTCCACTACATCATTTACGCTATCAGCCCTCGGGAACGAAACTACGTCAAGAGAGTCTAATCCGTCTTCAGTATTAATAAAAATTGGCGCTGGAAATTGAGCCGCGATTGTGCTCTTACCAATACCATGATTCCCGTAAATACAAATTCGAGGAGGGAGTTCCTGCTTGCCTTTTACCAAGGCATCCATAAAGCTCATGTTTATTTCCTTTATTAAAAGTTTAAATACACTGGGAAATACTGAAAGGTTCGGCTGTCAAATTGCAACAACCTAATCTCATTCCCAGGATTGTTTTGCGCCAATACTCCGACGCATACTGCTGACAACTTTGGATCTCCGATCATGCATAAATAATCACCGTCTCGGAAATCTTTTAAAACATCTCGGGCATGCGCAACGGGGTCATCATACTGAACGTCAGTAAAGACGTGTTCAATTTCTCCGAAGCGTGCTGCATCCTTGATAGTTTTACGCTGGGTGTTGTCCACTACCCAAACTACTGCTGGCTCTAGGTCTAATTCATCTTGCATTTTTTCCTTTCCTATTATTACGTTTATGTTTGAATTATAGCTCATTATTTAAAACCTTACCAGAATGTCCAGTTTTCTTTTGATGTTTGCCAATCATCATTGCGATATGAGAATATCCGCATTCTGAACAAGTATATTTTCTCATAACCATTAAACTTTTACCGTCAAGATTCTTTTCTGAATGCAGTTTTGCCATCGTTGCTTTACCCACTTTGATCATTCTAATACTTTTACCGCGTTCATCTCGTTCTAAATGGGAAGCAGATCCGATCATCTTTGCAAAAATACTTTTACCATCAGAATCTTTAGTCATATGTCTTAATTCACATGACACTTTACCTGCTTTTTTACAATCTTCAAGAATTTTTTCTTTACTTCTACCATGAACTCCTATTTTGCTATCATGAGTTAATTTTCCAATTTTTCTACTGTTCAATTCACCTTCATTATTGTGACAATTGTAAGATCTTTCATCTTTTCTAGCATTTAACTTTTTCAGAGTAAAAGTTTCAAATTCTATCACTTCATCAGGATAACCTATGAAAAGAATACTTATTGTGAATCTATTTGGATTTTCTCTAAACATATTCCTAACAATTTTGCTAGAAGTAAAATAAGAAGTTCCTATATGGCTTGGATTTGAATTTTTCTTATAATTTGAACCTATATAGTACTTTCCATTTATTTTGTCTTCTAATTTGTAAACGTAACAATTCGGATTCATTTTGATGCCTTTTTTGATTTTATACCCCTTGACAACAATGCTTTTTCTAATAAATCTTTGTCAAGCCATTCACCGCAACCGCAGTTGTTAGCAATTATAACTGATTCGTAAAGATACCATTCATAATCCAAATCTTCTGGATGTTTATTAGGATCTTCTATTTTCATGCAGGCTCTAGCCCCGTCAGTTTTTGGAACTTTATTACCGTTTTCCTTGTATCTCAATGGTTGAAAATTTTTGTCTTTAGTTTGGTACCATCTGACCGTTTTTCCTAAATATTTACCATTTTGTTCTCCTCCGCCAGTTACATTTCTAGCAGAAATAAAATCTAAAAATAATGAATTCTTTATAGTTTCCATCATTGGAGCGCCTCTAGACAACCATAATCCAAATGCTTTTGAAGCTACTTGTGCAGTTGGATTTTTATTTAAACTTAAAGGCGCATATATCCCTTTTACTTTTAATGACCTGTCTTGTTTTACCGCAAAATATGAATTTACGTCTTTGAGTGCAACAGCTCTATACGGTGTATCCTCAAATATAAAACCTGTGAGTTCACTAAACTCTTTTACAATGTTGTGAACCTTTGTGACCTCGTTACGCCTATGCTTGAGCATGATGCCGTCCGTATTAGCGGAAATTACTTCAATGTGGTTGTCCTCTAAGCGTTCAATTAGCATTAAAAGTGTTAGCTGTCCTGTTAGGGTAATATTAATCATTACGTCAGGTGAATAAAGCGCAGAGTAGCGACTCGCGGTCTTACCGAATGTTCCGTTCAATGCAATACGCAATGAATCTGCAATTACCATGTTCTTTTGTCTTTTCCCTTCAAGACGCCTTTCAAATACCTTGCGATACTCGTCAATAAAGGATTTACCTGTGTTGACAGGTATAAGATTGCAATTGAGAAGAATAGAAGGATAATAAGAAGCGACATCATAATCAACAATTTGATAATCATCATCGGTGACATAGCAAACTTTTCTGTCATGTTGTGAGTGTAAACCGCCCACTCCCATTTGGTATACGCCTTTGTTAATTGCTACTAGGTCATCCTTCAAGAAGTCAGGCAGTACTACGTGACCCGTATATTGATTCACCTCATACGTATGTGCCGCCATTCTGTGCTTCAATATCTGCAAATCATTAGACTTGAAATTGATAAAGTCAGGCGGAATATATCTTACGTTCTCAGGAATCTTTGCTGCAGTACGCTTTAGACCGAGCCGCTTGATAAACATCTGCTCAGCTACCTGCGAATCAGATTTAGAACGGGCATCAAAGCCGTATTCCTTACTGATCTCTACGCGTAGCTGGAGTTGCCCTTGCAGCTTGTTATAAAGCGTCTCCGTAGTATCTAAGTCGTTCTTGCAGTAATCCCAAACCATTGGTCGGGCAGACTCGTCAATCTCCTGAGAATGATGAAACGGCAGGTCTTGAATGAGCGGCATGTGCATACGTGCGCCGTAAGTCTTTAGGCTCACAAAGCTGGGCGCGACCTCAATCAAATCAATGTGGTCAATCATAGGGATCTTGAACCTGAATTGCTTTTCAGCATCCCACGGCATCAAGTTCTGATGAATAATGATATCCCCGAACCCTTTTGTTTCAAACGTAGAATGCCCAGACAAAAAGTAACTGATGACGGGCATATCAAACCGCGCTCCGTTGAAGCTAATGAATGTGTTCTTTGATTTGAAAAGAGACTTGATACGCTCACGAGCATCCTCCTCATCTCCCCAGATTCCGAAATACTCTCCGCTCTCAAGAATCTTACCCATCAATAAAAACATATTGGGCGCGACCTCGGTATCGAACACTATAGTTCCCATTAGTCCTGATTCACATAGCGTTCGGTTGGACCACCGTCAAGCACTAATGCCTTTTTAGGCTCGGGATACTCTAACTCGATTAACTTCTCAATAAAGTGAATTGCCTTTTGCAAATCCTCTTTTCCGTTTTTGTCTTGATACCGCTCAAGATATTTAGTAGCGCAACCTACAAAGTAGCCCCTGCCGTATAAACGATAAATTCTGTCCCAGTGTTGCTCGCCGCCTTTTTTATAATGCTTACCGCCTACCTGTCTATCATTTGCTAACATTCTTTTTCTCCCTGTTCATGATGTAAATCTGGGTAGCTAACTTCCAGTCAGAGGCTGAAATCTTATCTGCCCAATATGAACCATCGCTAATCTTGTGCTTACGCTCATACGCTACCATAGCCATTGGCTGCGCTACAAACTCAAAGAAGGGATTAACAAATCCGCCTTTCTTGAATGGATCGTTGCAGAACGCCTCGCACTCAGTCAAGAACAGTTCCCAATCACCTTGATACAAAATATTAGGTTTGACTATTCCGTTTGAATACGCATCAAATACTTCACTGCTCGGTGGGTTTTCAACATACGGCTGCGCGTTGTAAAGTTCAGTATACAAGTGCAGATTGTTACTCACCGTAAAGTATTGACCGACTGGCAGCTCCAGCGCGATTGCAACGAACTCTTGAATCATACTAAAGTGAACTGGGTTAGCCCCGCAGTATCCCCACCAGAAATCATTACTCCTGTTGAAGATTGTCAAATCAACGCAGCCGTTCACAATAGCGAATACTAGCTGCGTATTGCAGGCTTTATCCTTTGTGCTTTTGTTGAAGTCAGATGCGTCCCAGAGTTGAATGACTGCTTGACGCGAGTTACTGTCATTCTTGAGGTGTTTGATAACTTCTTTGAGTTGATCAAATCCAAAATGCTTACGCATCCTGTGTCCGTACGCCGCGTTGAATCTTACGCCGTCATCGCTGAATTGCCCAATGGTAGAATTAAATTGCTTTAGGAACTCCACATCATCACGTCCTGCGAGCATCCAAATTGATTCCATGAGGTGAAAGATTGGGTTAGCGTCTCGCTCAGCAAAGAACAATACACGCTCAGTCGGCTCTATGATTGTAGTTAGTACTGGCTCATCAATACGGATTGCTGGTCCGTTGCGAGTTTGCACTTTGATGCCTGACGTCTTGAAGCGCCAGAGCATATCCGTAAATAATTCATTGACGTTTATTGCTTTTATTTCCATTATTAAAACTCCACTGTTGGTTTGTAATTCTGACGAGGTTTACCCTCTCCTGTTTTTACTCTTTGATACTTATCGAACTCACAAAATACATTTTGTACATCATGCAGCGTTAAATCTTTAAACCTGTTATTTGATTTGATGATTACTTCCCGCGCCTCAATCAATTCTTGATTAAATTGCTTCTCACTAATAACTTTGAGCAGCTTGCGTTCATGTAACCTGTTTAGACCGCGTTGGCTTCCTGGACCCATTGGTGCCCATGAATATAAATCTATAGCGTTGTCAAGTTGACCGCGCAGGTAGGTCAAATCTGCACTCACTTGACCCGCAATGAATGTTTGAATTCCGAATGACTGAGCCATAGCGTTTGTAGTATGCTTGATTGAACCCGAAGCAATAGCTCCGCGAATCTGCGGTGCAATCTTGATGATTGGCGCAATAATATACTCCGCTAGGTTTACTGACTTTGTATTACCTTTGACCATTGTTGGGTAAACAATATAAGCAGAGCTATATACCTTTTCACCTTTGGATTCTAGGTGCTTCATCGCCTCAATAAACAAGTAAGGATTAAACTCCTCAGCGCGGCGGGGAATCACGAGGTTATCCATGAGGTAAAGCAGGGTCGGTGGCCAATTAATCAAACGAGCTAACAGGGCGCGGAACCATACATCACCTTGAACATTCTTATAGTAATAAGTTAGAAGCCACTTACTTACCCTGTCATCCCTGCGACGCACATTGCAGAACCGATACTTAGCGAGTATTGGGTCAAGCGTGTAGGGTTGCAGAAAGCCTGAATCCTTATTCAGACGCACTTGCTCTCGCTCATTAACAAACTCAACCAATTCATTAAAGAGTGCCATTCTCTGCCTTTCTGATAACTTCTAGGGTCTCATTGAAGGCATCTGTGTGATCAATCGTGACGACTTTTACGCCGCCAGCGTTGTATAAATTGGTACAAGCCGCGAGAGTGGATTCAAACGCGCTGATTGTGTTTTTTGGATTAAATGGTTTTGTCTCCCCACGCGCATCCCTGCGGTCTTGCACTCTCTGTAGGCAGGTCGCGAGGGGCGTATCAAGGATAGCCGCGACGTACGCACCTGTTGGCTTAAGCATCTGTGTTGTGATTGCTCCTGGACCCACTTTTGAGAGTAATAAACCTTCAAGCAGAACATGACCCCTAGGATGAGCAGCCAAGGCTCTGTCTGCAATTTCTTCTTGAGTGTTGATACCATCTGTACCTCCGCAAGTGTTTTGATAACTACCGATGACGTAAAGCGGCTGAGAGACGCCCTCACTACTGAGGTCAACTTCATATCCCCAATGCTTCTTCGGCTTATTTGGGTCGGGCAGAGCCTTGCAGGGATAGTCCGTCAAGAACTTACGAGCTACGGTAGTCTTACCTGAGCCTGAAGTTCCACGGAGCGATAGAATTACGTTCATGTATTTCCTTTATTTGGTTATTGAACAAAAATTATAGCTCAATCTTTCGAAGGGACTTCATAATTGTGCATATTAAACCAATGCTGACGCATAGACTCGGGGTACATTTCGATTAACCAATCTTGAAACGCATTGGCTGGATTGATATTGAGCAGTAACCCGTCTTCATCTCTGCATTGCA